CTATTTATCGAACCGTTCCATATATAATATGTGCCGCCGATAGAATAAACTTTTTGATTATCTACTACGACACCACTAGAATTTTTATTGTTTTTAGTTTTAGCTAATGATGACACTGTTTTTCCTGTTTTTGTTAATTTAGTACCACCAATATTATCAGGTTGATAAGATACACCATTTTTGTCAGTTGTTGATAAAACTCCATTTGCTGTGTCTGGGTTAATAGCTCCTGTATAATAATTTGTAGCTATTTGTTGAGTATTTTCTAGGACAGTTGGTGTGTCATTAGTGTGATATGTAGAATATTTATTTAAAGAGAACTCTTTTTCCCAATTAGCTTGTTCTTGTGCTTTTGCTGCCGCTTCAGCCGCTTTAGTCTCTTCATATTGTTTAGCTGCTATTGCTTGCTCAGTTTCATAATTTTGTTGAGCAAATACATCTTGATACTTGTTATAATAACTATCTTCTACTGCTGTGCCTGCAGTTAATTTGTTTTGTGTTAATGATGTCTTTTGTGTTAATGATGTTGCTTCATTTGATAATTTTGATTGCAACATTTCTAAAGCTAACGCAGCTTTTTGAGTATCATTATTTCTCTTAGCTTCTGCTATTTCTAAATCATAGTTTGCATTGATCTTCTCTGCAGAAGCTCTTGCTAAAGCAGTTCTTATTCTTGCAACACCATAAGCAGTTCCTTTGGTTGATTCTGAGTATCCACCATCATTTAGTCCTTGACTAGCCTTTGTTTCCGCTGCTACTCCATAAGGATTTATAAACTTTTGATATTCTGCGTCTGCACCTATTGCTTCATTTTGATATGACTTGGTTGTATCTGTCTTACTTTGCTCTGTCTTAGCTATTGCTGCTGCAGTTGTACTATCATTTAAAGCGTTTTGTGTTGCTGCATATTCATCTTGCCATGAGTTTTGTTTTGTCAATAGTGCTTCATTGTCTGCTAGCAAATTATCGTATGTTGTATTTGCATTAGTCAATGCTGTTGTTTTTTCGGCTGCTAACTTTTTTATTCTTTCATCTTCATAATTCATTTATATTCCTCCTTATCTCTTTACGTAAGAACCATAATATGATTCCAACGTATTTGAATAAATAGCAAATGGTTTAGTAGAACTAAATTCGAGTTGGATTTTAACCCATTTTGTTGCTTTAATTTTATAAACTATATAACCTTTTAAATCAGTGTATGTTCCTGCTGTTTTCCATTCACCTTTATCAGTTCTATATCTAACAGTTATATCTGCGCCTAAAGGTGCGACTTCTGCTGTTCCCCCTAGTTTGTTTGCATTTTTTAATTTAGTATCAGTTCCAAAATTATCATTTGGATTAGTCCATTTTGAATTTATGGCCACTCCATTATCTGTTGTGCCATTTAATACATATATGTTGCCTGCTGCATTGCCTAAATATAAATCACCTTTAATTTCTTTTATGTAAGTTATATTGTTTGGCATTTCCCAGTAATACCATTCGTATTGATCATCACCATTAGCAAAATCACCACTACTTATTTGTCTACTATCAGCTAAATAAATGTGGCTATTAACTAAACATAATAAATAGCCTTTATATTCTTCCAATTTAGCGTTTGCATAGCCTATTTCTGTAGTCATTTTAGGGTTTACTAGTGAACTTCTATCATCTAGGAGTTTTTTACTATTTATTGAACCACTGATGGCTTTTAATCCTTCAGAAGATAAAAATACAATATCATCTCCAAAATTTAATCCAGTTGATAAACAACCGGTTGATATATTAGATTGATTCTTTGGATATATCTTTCCATAAGTGCTATCAATAGTCGGCATGTGGTAAAAGACCGTTGTATTGTTTTGGCTTGGCTCTTTTACTACCCATAGAACTTCATCTCCAGCAATTATTGTTTTAATCGGTGCTAGATCTAACCCTTCTGGTTCGTATGAAGTATCCCTTATATATCTAGGATCTTCCAACTCACTATGTAATAATGTATTTGGATAATCTTGATTACCTGCTATAAATATCCTGTTATCAAATCCAGTCGTTATAGTACATTTATTAACTTGGTCTCTATGACCTGCTATTGTTTTAGAATATGTAATTACTATATTTGCAGTTCCTGCTGTTGAAGGTGCAGGGAATATACTTGCAGTTGTAGGCATTACAACGCCTGTAGTTCTATTAACGGTAAAATCAATATCTTCAATAGCAGTTACACTATCATTTATTAAGGCTGTCATTAAAAATGTTGATTTAGGATCTAAATTATTTGTATCTAAATAGTAATTTGTTGATTTGCCATCGCCTACAAAAGCATTTTTCTTCTTTGCTTGTAGCAAGTTTATGTCTTGATACTTCGCTAAGGTTGGATTGCCATCTACATCGTAACTAAGGCCTTCAGGCGTTCTATTATTAGAAGTTAGAGGAATTGTACCTACTACTTCTTTTATTGTTGTACCGTCATATTCTAGGTAATTTATTCCATCTTTTATAAATAATGTATTATTAAATACAAACGCATGGCTCTCTCTCATATTCATTCCTGTAAACAACTCTGTCTTTGCTGCTGGCAATGTTGGGTAATTAGTCCATAAATATAACTTTGTTCCAGCGTGTACTAACGTTTTTGTTATAGTATTACCTGCGGTTGTTATATCAAAAAAGAAAAGTCCGAATATTTGCAATCCGAACTCTCCTATTAGTGTCTCACCAGCTCTGGTTTCTACTTTAGCTCCATCACTATTTTGATAATTTTTCCACATATTTACGCAACTAGGGCTACGATACAATTTAACATCTTCATTTGAAAAGTCATTGCCTCTAAAGCCTACATATTTTCTTTTATTTGGTTCTTGCATTATTGCACCTCCCTAATCAATTGCGTTAGTTGTATCAATAAAATATAGTTGTGTTAATACACTTAACTGATTTTTTAATTCAACATATCTATTTGCATAGTCTTTATATACATCTGAAGGATCACCTTTCATAATATCTGCAACTATTCCATAAGGCATTGCATTTTGACAATCAGGATCAACTTCTATTTCATCTGAATCAGCACTATTTTCATCTATTTTCTTCGGATATTTATAATAGTACATATCAATTGATTTTTCATCAGTATACAGTTCAATTTTTTTATCATAAATCTCATAATCACAGGTTACCTTTTTAATTTTGTAAAAATCTTGGGGTAAATCAAACACATAACTAGTTGTATAATTAAATGTTACTTTAGTTGGCAATTTCTTAATTTGTGCCAATTCAAATTGTATTTGATCTATTACGTGTGGCAATTTACCTGCTATATCACTATCCGTTGTTAAGGTGTCCTCATTTTCTGAATATTCAGTGATCATTGATAATGCTTTCTTTTTCATTTCTCCTAATGTCATAATACATTCCTCCTTATTTATCTAATCCTCTTAATGATGTTAGATCTTCTATTCCTTCTTCAATTCTAATCATAGGAATAGTTGGCAAATAATAGCCTCTTCCTTCTTCAAAAAGTAAAACTTGACCATCATTTAGTTTAATACTTAAATATGTTTTGCTATCCCAGTTATTATCTCCATTATTTCCTTTGCTGTTAATTATTGATTCAAGCTTTAATCTTGTAATAACTTGTGACACTTGGTCACTTTCATACTCTATCTTTGTTTCTTCTCTAACTACAATTCCATCATGTAATTCTATATCAGGTTTTTCAATATACTTATTCATTTTTATACCTCTTCTGCTGCTTTGTAGAATCGAACTACTTTGTCCTTTAGCAACATATAAAAAGAGCTATTTCTAGCTCTTTTGATTATTCTTCTGTATCTATTCCGATAATCTTTTCATCTAATATAGCTTTAATTTCTTCTTCAGTCTCATTATCAACTTTAGGAGCAACTGCAGCATTGATTAGATCTTCTATGGCTGCGTTAGTTAGTTTTTTATTAACTCCTTCAATACCTAAAGCAGTAGCCTTTTCAATTAGCTCTGCTTTAGTTAAAGGGGTAACTATTTTTTCTTCACCTATTGCTTCATTTGCTACCATGTATAAGCTTTCATTTCTCTCATACATAGCTTTAGTTATTTCAACAATAGAATCCTTTGCATAACGCACTCCATCAATATTTACAGGTATTTCACTTAAAATAATTACTTTCATAACTTCCCTTTCTAATATTGTACTTTAAAACTATGCAATAGTTTCAAATGGTACTTTAATTACTTGTAACTCATCTTGAGAAACAATTTTACCACCAAATGTATCTAGTCCTCTAATATAATCAGAGAATCTCTTTTCCATTCTTCCGGCTTCTACTTCATTGATTTGACCACAGAACGCAACAGCGTCTTTACTACGTGCCATACAATATACATAGTTAGTAACTCCACTTGTTACAGAACTGTCTTTATATAAATTGTTAGTCATTTCTACTTCATAAGTATCATAGATACCTACTACACCACGTTTAATTAATTCTACGTTGTCTGTTGAAACTCCCATTAAAACATTCTTAAATACATCATATGTTCTAGGATCGATTTCAATAACACCAGCGTCATCATAATCTCTTAATCTTAAAGCTACGATTGCGCTATCTAATGCAATTTTAACTGCTGCTTCTGTTTGTGCAGTTGCAGTTGTAATATTTGTTGCACCAGTTTTATATGTTGTATTTGCTAAAGCTTCATCTACTGTTGCTTGAGCTTTTCCAGCTACAAGTTTACCAACAAATGAATCTCTTTTAACAGCTAATTTATGAACTGCTTTCTTTTGATATTTTTCAGGTAAGCCGGGTACTGATTGAGCTTTATCAACATCTTTTACTTCAAAAGCAAAATAGTTTTGTACGTCGATAGGTAATAGTTGATCTTTATCAGTCATACCTTCAATTGTAATATCTGCTCCAGTATATGGGCTTACTGTTGGATCACCAACACCAAGAATTTTAACAGTGTTTGCATATTTACATTCACCTTCATATTCTTTAGTACAGTTTTTAACTAATTTACATTTTCTTTCAAGATCATCTTGAACATGTTTTGACCAGATTGTTTGTTGAAATTTTGTTACTGACATTTATAATCACTCCTTTGTGTATTACCACTTAGGCATTGAGTTCTCTACCGCTTTAAATAATGATGGATTTCTATCAAAATCAGCCTTTGTGAAGGCTTGACTTTCTTCAAATGTATAAAAATCTTTTATCTTATTCGCTGCCGTTGAAGCCATACTGCCTATTGGTTTAGGGACTTCAGTTTTCCCTTTAGTATAGTAGTTATAAACTTCTACTACACTTGTTGTAGGTAGGAATTTCTTGGCGAATGCTTTAAATTCCTTATCCTCTAGTATTTCAGGCTTAACGCCTATCTTTTGTAACTCAGCTTTTTGGTTTTCAGCAGTTAGAACTGTTGCTAATGTGTTAAATATAACTTGTTCTTTCTTATTTAGGTTTTTATACCCTTTGTCTGCCAATCTATTGGCTTCTTTAGTCATTTCATCTATTCCATCAGCTATTATTTCTTCTGCGTCTGCCTTTGCTAGAATTTCAATATCTCTGTCACTATATCCTGCAGCAACTTTCTCCGGCATTGTGATTCCTTGTTCTTTATAGAACTCAGCAAGTTTTTCTCCTGCTTCACTAATGTCTTTAGTTCCTAGTCCTGCATTTAATATTGCTTCAGTACTTGTGTATTTTGATAACTTCTCTTCAAATGATCTTGTTAGCTTCGCTTCTTGTCTTGCAAGTTTCTTAGCTATGATCTTATCCATCTCATTATCATCATACTTTTTTGTAGGTGCTACTTCTTTAGTAGTTTCTACTGGTTCTTCGGTGGTATCTGTTAGTTCGATACCGTCAACGACTTCTGCTTCGTCCTGAGCGTTTTCATCAATTTCATCAATTGCTAGTTCTTCATCTTTCATGTTCTTCCTCCGATTTTAAGTCTCCCGACTATTATTCAATTTAACGTCTCCCGACGTATAAAAAAGACTATTGCTAGTCTTAATATACTTACTGTCCTTGATAAGGATCTGTTATAGGTTGCTCTACCTGTTGAGTTGGTTGAGCAGCTACATTGTCTTGCTCCTCTTGTGCTGATACTACATTATTAAATGAATTTTTTAGATCCTCTGCTTGTTTTTGCAATGCAGCAATCTCTTTTTGTGCTGCTTTTCTTTTCTCTACTAATTTCTTTATCTTTAACTTAGGCATTGTTGAATCATCTTCTAATAAGTCCACATACTCTTCCAATGCTTGAGTATCTTTAAATATAGCTGATTGTACTAGGTTTTCAACAGTTAATTCTACTGCGTATTTATCATAAGCACTCTTTGGTGTTACATCTACTTTAGAACTTGTTTTAAGTGCTTCTAGTACTGTCTTAGGTATTGTATAAGGTTGTTCAATCATTTCTTTTTGCTGTGTTTTAGGATTAACTTGTTCTATTTCTTCAGTAGTAGCTAATCCAGTAGCAGGCAAATATGTTTTCCATTGATCAAAATATATTCTTGCTAAATCCTCTATACAATTTTTTAATCCCATCGTTTGTTCTGTTAATGGTTGTTGAGCTGCTTGTTGTACTGCTAATATAGCTTTACCACTTGCTTTTGTAGGATCTAAATCACCAGCAACAGCGTCTCCTGCACCATTTAATTCTCTTGTTAATGTAATTAACTCAGTTTGAAGTTCCTTACTATCACTTGACATAGTTGAAGGTGTAGTAGAATTAAGTATTTTACGCACATCATCAACAGCAGAACCTTTTGATCTGATTTTAACTCCTATTTTATCTATATCTTCAGGATTGCCTATCTTTGTATCATCATAAACAATTTTAGGATATGCTCCTAATCTAACCGCTAATGATCTTCTCATTATTGTTTTGTTAATTTCATACTGATTTGGGATAAGATATTTAACTTCTCCTATTCCTCGTGCTGATCCTTCTACTTCTTCCCATATAAAATGAGATATTGGATACAATGTACACTTAGTATCTCTTGGCTCTCCAAATGATACTTGTCTAGTGCCTTGCTTAATCCATACTGTTCCATCTTTTTTATACATCATTGTCAACAAAACAGCCATATCATTCAATTCAGTTTTAGAATCATCTCCTGTTTGTTCAGTAGTCTCTTTATCAGAAGCGATTTTTGCTATTTCTTCTTCTGTTACTCCTGCTTTTCTAGCTAAATCCATTATTTCTTCTATTGGTTTTCTTGGTGATAATAAAATATATGGCTGTGGCTGTATCTCAGAGTTGTTTTCGTTCCCATAAGAAACATCTCCCCTATTTAACACTTCATTTGATGGATTGTTATCTTTAAAGTCTACATATATTACTCCTTCGCCAACAATTCCAGCTTGTTTAGACATTTTTCTAACTTTATAATCCATTCCATCTTTTTCAAGGATTCTTCTTACATGTCTATTCAATATGTCACAAGCTTTTGTTGCTTGTACTAAAAAGGCTTGTTCTTCAAAGTTCTCAGCTGAGTAGTTGATAGCCCATAAATTAGCATTTATCGTTCCTACTTTATATTTAACAATGGGCTTAATAATATTTAACTGAATAGGTTCAAATCCACCTAGATCAGCTGCTTTCCATTGATTGCCATTATACATGCGATAACTATCATCATCATCTGTATACATTTGTTTGGTTCTCTTATAATTAACACTACGCTCATATAATTCCCATATTTCTGTTTTTAGTATGTCTTTATCTTTTGCCATTATTTCACCTTCCTTTGATTATGAGGATAACTATCAATGTTGGCCATAACTGTACTTATTCTGTCATCTTCTTTTGCCTGTTCTACTTCTTTTTTGACTTCTTCAACAGCTTTATAAATGGCTTTAATAGGTTCTATTTTAGGCATTTCAACAGGTAGTTCCTTTTGTACTCTCTGCCCATTTTTAAGCCCTAGCGTGTATGCAATGATAATAAAAGCACTTGTTACAGTGCTTAGTAGTACATATTCCATTTCTTACCTCCTATATTACTTTTACTGTTCCACCACGATCACCCGTTGATGGTTTTTCAGTATTAAAATTGAATCTATATGGTGTTATTATTACTTCTGTATCGAATATAACTTGATCTTTTATCTTGTGTGCTATTGCTGCACCCATAATCAAGTCATCATGCGCTCCTTGTTGCGCCTCAGGTCTACCCTTTTCATTTCTTACAAATGTTTGCATTTCTTCCAATGTTGGTAGATCATTGAATAAATTGACATCTGTTCTGACTATTTGTATTAAGTTTGCTAAGATCTCTGGTCTCGTTACCATTGTTGTCTTAAATCCATATGTTTTTTCTAATTTGCCTGTGTATGTATCAGCTCTTTCTCTAATATAAAGGTTCGGATAACCTAATCTAACCAACTCCATTACCGGATATGTTGAATAATTGGTTTCAATTCCTATTAAAGCCCATTTATAATAAGCTCCTAAGCAATACATCTGTTTAGCATATAGATCTTCATCAAATTGATTTCTTAAGGTAGCAACACCTAATCCAGTCTTAGCATTAATGACTTGACCTGTAAAAAAGTCGCTTCCTTCTCCTGCTGTATCACCACCAATAGAATATTTGTATATGTTTGGTGTTTCATATATTTTTATATATCCATCAGGATCTTCCACCCATTTGATCTTACTAATTTTTAATTCTGCTTTCTGAGTATCATCATAAGTATAAGAAAAAAAGCCAGTTCTAATTGGCTTTCTTAATTGACTTATTCTATTTGCTACTATCTGAGAATTAAATACGGTTTTACCTAATACTCCCCACATTCCTAGACAATAAACTTGATAATAATATGGATCAGTATCTTTAAAAGATTCCAATACCAATTTATCAGCTTCAGTTAAGAACTTATTGTCTTTGTATGTTGTATGAAGTACTGTTGCTACTTTGCTATCTATAAAATGTTTTTTAATCCAATGGTTTATATTTACCGGATTAAATGATAGCACCATTTGTTTTTGTGATTTTCCACCTCTTAGACGTATTTTAAGCTGGTTTATATCGGCTTCTTCACACTCGGTGGCCTCTTCTACCCATATATCAGTTACTTCTCCATTTTCAAAGGTTATAGACTTCAGTTTTTCAACATCATCTAGCCCTGCAAATGCTATCTCATTACCATTTAACAAACATTTAATTCTTAGATCACTTTCATTAACCTTAAAATAGGAATTTAACTTCCACGCTTTAATTATTTGTTTAAATAATGCAAACGTTGATTGCCTATTTGTATTGCCTGTTTGTCTCACTACTAGCAAATTCATCTTTTGTTTTAGTATTTTATATATATATCTTTCTGCTATGAAGTAACTCTTCCCTGATGAACCTCCACCATATAGCAGTAAATATCTATTTGTATTGTTTAAGTATGGTAAATATACTGGATTAAATACTTTCGTTGATATAACTATATTGACATTTTTACTCATCAGTTAGATCAACTCTAACCACTATATCACCATCAATTTTTACTTCCTTTTTATCCGTGAATAGTTTTAAATGCTTTCCTAATAGCTCTAAAGCTTTAGTTGCACCTGAAGAATCAAACTTATATTCTCCCGTGCCTATCAATTCTTTTGTTATATAATCGAATTGTTGTACTTCTTCTTGCTGCATACATCTTTCTGCTATTATTTTAAGATTTGATAATACATATTGAGCGTCTACATCAGCTTTTTCTGCTTGCTTTTGTTTTCCTTTAGCTAGTTCTTCTTGAATATTAACATTTGCTAACAATCTACTTCCTTGTTCGTTAGCTGTTTTAGAACTATATCCTGCTCTGATCATCGCTTGTGTTGCATTAAGATCTATTAAATACTCTTCTATAAATCTTTGCTGCTTAGCAGGTAGTTTTTTCGTTGCCGTCATATGTATCACTTCCTTCTATTTAATTTGGCGAAGTGTATAGGACTTGAACCTATAAAGCATTACTGCTCACTTGTTTAGCAAACAAGCTGAATACCTTTATCGCAACACTTCAAAATTGTTTGAGTAGATAAAGATTTGCACCTTATAGTCTCCAACAGCGGCTCGTTTTATGGAGTTCCCTGTACTGTTCCAGTTAGCGTCTACCTATTCCGCCACTACTCATATTGTGGCTGGCTTTATTTATAGGTAAAAGCAGCCAAGACATACCATATAGATATATCTACCATTCATAACACTAGAGTTATTCACTCTTTGTAAAATAACCACTACGCCAATAAACTAAATCCCTTCAACTTTCGTTGATGTTCTCGGTTGCGAGTTATCCTACAAGCAAAGAATAAATCTTTACTCATTAGTTAGATCGGTTAATTTATATTAGTCTTTCTATTGTTACTCCGTTTTCATTCATTACATAAACATTTTCAACTCTATGAATTATTTCGTTTGGATTATCGCTTGCAGAAAAATCTGTAACAGAATAATCACTTAAAGATACAACTTCTGGCTCTTTGTCATTATGAAATGTTTTATATTCCAAAATGTTTTTGCTAGTTATCTTATATTCTTTAATATCTGATATTACTCGTTCCAAACTTTCATATACGCATCTTGGTAAATCTCCGTTTTCACGCACAGTTTCTAATCCTTCTTTAATTTTTAAAATCATTCTTTCTACCTCATTATCTTTCTATCTATCTAACTAATATTTGCAGTAATACACTGCTTGTAAGGTGTAAACGAGTGGGCCTCCCCTACATTCTATGGATTTATAGTCCAGTTCCGTAGATGATTTTATACCCTACAAGCAACATATCGTTGCCTATTCATCTTTTCTTGATTTTTCCTAGCTTCTTCCTACGTAGTGCCTCTTCATACTTGATATACTGCTCACAGGCCATTGCTAACTTGCACCCGTTACAACTAGGGCATTTCATTCTTTGCTCGGAACTGCATGGATCATATTGATGTTTCATACATTCATTTACCTTTTTTATCTTTCTCTAAAAACCCCTTTATCATTGAATAAAATCCTATTACTATAAAACTTGTTATTAGGATCACTCCTATTACATAAGTAATTACCATATATAATTCATTCATATAGTTACCTTCTTCTCTTTCTAGTCTTTTTATAAGTTACTGGGTGTTGTTCTTGATATATAAAATATTGTTCTCTAAATAACAATTGACATTCTTCTCTAAACATTCTTGCTGATTCATAATAACCATATTCGATACAGCCTTTATATAAGTCTACGCATTCATTGATTAAGTTAAATAATTCTGGGTATTCTTCTTCTAGGCTATGTAGCCATTTGTGAATAGTGTCATTAAGAAGTGCGCCATTGTCGAATGTTTCTCCACCACCATATTCTTTTTTGAGCAAATGATGATATTGAAGAGCATTAAACGCTTCAGGCATTCCTGTTAGCATACAGACACAATCAAATACGTCTGCTATTCTTCTCTTAATAACCTTATTCTTCATAGCAACAACTCCATTCGTTTTTGCAACAAAAAAAGAGGGCTTTTGCTCTCTTTTGACTATCTCATACTACTATTTTAGCACTAATACTTGGACATTTGTTGGACATCATTCGAAGTATCTTTTTTGGCAATAATCCTTATAAATTCTTCGACATTGTCTTTCACAATACTTACCACTTATTATATTTACTATCTCTTCCCATGTCATTTTCTTCTTGTCTTTTAATTCTATTATTTTTGCCTTTAACGGCTCATATTCTCCTATTCTTTTTAACTCAGCTTCTACATACTCAGAATAATAAAATATTGCCTTTTCCATTTCATCTATTTGATTACATAATTTTATATACTCAGGATCTTCACACTCTATTACATAAGCAAGCGTACGATCTTCTCTTTTTAATCCGCCATCAACTTGTTCTCTGTCCAGTTTGGCCGCTTTAGGTTGTGTTCTTTCAAATACAAGATCTCTTTCATTCATGCGTAGTTCTCTTAAGTTTTCCAAGCGTTGAATCTTGTCATTTGCTTCATAAATAGTAATATCAATTATTTCCACTACTTTTATTCCCCTTCCTCATACATTATCGTTGCAAAATATGTAAGATCGGCATAATTTGATCTTAATCCTTGACTAGTTTGCACAATACATACTTTAATATCTATAACTTTTTTGCCTTTAATAAACTTATTTATTTTTTCTTCAAAGCATTCCACATCGTTTGTTTTAATGATTATTGCTTTCATTCTTATCTCCCTCTCCTAATCTTTCTAACCAATTTTTTAATCGGCGATG